TGTATTATGACCCACTTTTCAACACACCACAGAACCTGCCAGTGTTCCCACAACAACAGATGTATGTTGATTTATATTTCGGTCGAAAACTTGACACTAGTGAAGCTGTCACAGATGATTTAGCCGACTTTTATCAAAATGGTGCTACTGACTATACACCTGCAGGAATGATTCAAGAGAGATTATATAGCGTCAACAAAGATGTCTATAAGGTCTACTGGCATAAAAGATTCAAAATAGGTAGCAATCCTGTTGCTGAGGTTACAGGTGGTAATCCTGGAATAGGTAATAATGATTATTCGTTAAACAGAGAATTCGGCTTCGATGTTTGCAAATTTATATGTAAAAATAAGAAACTCAAGTATGATGATAGTGTTGAGGGTCAAACCAATTCACCTAATGACGGACTTATAACGTCTCTCACGTTATGGGCTGTTGGCACTATGCCTAATCAGAATATAGGCGAAGTTGTACTTACAACAGATTATACCTACTACTCACCTGCAAGAATCCAAACAAGTAGTTATATCGAATATGAAGACGCATAAACTATTTTATTTATAGAATGCAGACTGTCTCCGAAGCGCAACCGTCACCCCAGAAGAGCGAAGCGTAGCGTAGTCCTGTAGGGGGGTTGCCCGTCCCGGCGAGGGACTCCAATTTATAGAATAACTATCTTATTCACTTTATCCGTACATATCCAGTGCGTATAAAATAAAAGGTATATAAGCATAAGCATTATCCAGAATATCCAACTTTCTTAAATATATATATAGTATAGTTTCTTTGGGAAGCCGGAGGCGGTTATTCCAGTGTGGCCTGCCCACCGCCCAAAGAAACCTCGTAGCGTAGCGGAGAGTTAATGAAGCGAGGTTACGAGCGGAGTTTTTCAAATTTTATTATCTATTTATATGGTAATGAAAGGTCAAGTTGCTGTTTGGGAATTTAGAATGAACAAAGACAACCTAGATGAAGTTAAATTAAAAGAGCAATTTAAGTTATTAGCCAAGAAATACGTCTTTCAATTGGAAAAAACAGACAAAGGGTATGAACACTACCAAGGTCGATTATCATTAATAAAGAAAACTACGAAGTCAAGTTTAATGAAATTATTCACAATTATTCCTGTACCTAATTATTTGGAACCAACTATATTAGAGGAATCAACAAAAGATGCTTTCTACTGTCAAAAGGCAGACTCAAGAATAGCAGGACCATGGAAAGATACTGATCCAGATTTATATGTACCTATACAGTATCGAACCAAAGAATTAAGACCTTATCAACAAATTATATTAGATGATGGTTATCATAACGATAGAACCATCAACTACATCTATGATCCAGATGGCAACAAAGGCAAAACCACTATTTGTGCCATCGCAAGTATCACTAAAGGTTATATATATCTTCCATTCATCAATGATTATGAAGATTTAATGTCAACTATGTTATGTGAGTGTTATGAAATAACAAGAACACCCAAAGCAGTACTGCTTGATATGCCCCGTGCATTAGGAAAAGATAAGATAAACCAAATATATGCTGGTTTAGAGACTATCAAATGTGGCTATCTATTTGATAAAAGATATCACTATAAGAAATGGTGGATTGACAGTCCCAACATATGGGTCTTCTCAAACAAGCCACCTAATCGGGACGCACTGTCAGAGGACCGATGGAAACTCTGGAGAATCAACAGAGCCTACGAATTGAAGGAGATCGACTGGGACTACTTCGATGATTAAAATTTATTTTATATTCTAAGTTTATCATATGCCCTATGGTAAACCTAAGACTTATCGCAGAAAGCCTACTAAAAAGTTTGTTAAAAAGACTTATAAGAAACGTCCCACAATGTCTAAGAAGTCAATTAAGACAATGATAAAAAAGGAGATAGCATCGAACATTGAGAACAAGATATCAAACAATGTTCAATCTAGTTCATCTATCATAAGCATACCTGTTGTTGATGGTTCATCCAACACAACATATTATGTCCACTGTCCGTACATCGACGGACTGTTTACCCTTCAACAGGGAACAGGACAAACACAAAGAATCGGTAATGTTATAAAACTTAAACGATGGGTTATTAAAGGTACTTTGTATTATGACCCACTTTTCAACACACCACAGAACCTGCCAGTGTTCCCACAACAACAGATGTATGTTGATTTATATTTCGGTCGAAAACTTGACACTAGTGAAGCTGTCACAGATGATTT